CAACCGCGCAACCTCGCTCTCCAAGTACGCCACTCGTTCCTGACACTGACCGAGGTCCGCATCTTCGACTCTGGGACGTGGCGAGCTCCGGTGCTTGGCTTGGTAGGCACGCATGTAGGCTGCTCGGTCCCGCTGCATGGTTACGCTCCGGTTACGGGTTACGCGGGCAGTGTAACCACTGGTTACGTAACCCGATGACGGCAATGGTGGCCGCAGACCTGCAGCCAATCGAGGGCCGCGCCCGACCCCGGATCGCCCCGCCCCGCCCCCTGCATACGAAGGCCGACGAGCTAATCGAGCTGGCGCACAGCATCGGCATCGACTTCATCCCGGCCCAGAAGGAAGCGGCGCTCTACCTCGAAGCGGTGGATGCGGATGAGCGGCACCTGTTCCGCGAGGTGGCGATTATCGAGGGCCGACAGAACGGCAAGACCGAGATCCTCATTCCGCATGTTGTGCGGAGGCTGCTGCTCAACCGGCGGATCATGCACACCGCCCAGAACCGCGAGTTGCCGCGAGAGGTGCACGGGCGAGTCGCGGACATCTTCGAGTCGAAGTACGCGAAGCTTGTCCGTTCGATCCGGTGGGCCAACGGCCAAGAGGAGATCAAGCTCAAGGGAGGTGGTCAATATCGGATCGTCGCCCCGTCGAGAGGTGGAGCGAGAGGGCCGGCCAACGACGACGTAATCATCGACGAGCTGCGCGAGATGACGACCCACGACTTCATCGCCGCAGCGAAACCCACGATGTCCGCCCGGCTCTCGCCCCAGATGGTGTACCTCTCGAACATGGGCGACGAGTCATCGGAAGTGCTGAATGCGCTCAAGGCCCGCTCGCTGGAGGACCACAACCTCGCCTACTTGGAGTGGAGCGCGGCACCTGAGCGCAAGCCCGATGACCTCGAGGGCTGGCTGGAAGCCAATCCAGGCATCGGCCACCTGCCCCGAAAGCTGGAAAACCTCCGCGACGAGTACCAGGCCAACTTCCTCGGCGGGACGATGGCGGTGTTCGAGACCGAGTTCCTGTGCCGCAAGGTGCTGACGATGCGGGAGCGGCTCGTCCACGATCAGGCGTGGGCCGACTGCGAAGGTGAAGTTGGCAAGCCCTCCCGGCCCATGCTCGGGGTGTCGATGAGCCCGGATGGAACAAGAGCCTCCGCCGTGATTGCGTGGGCGGTAGGCGAGAAGGCCATCCATCTCCAGGTGCTCTTCGACGTGACCGGCGACCCGATCGACACCGCGGCCCTCGGCAGGGACATCCGCGAGAAAGCTCTGAGAATGGGCGTCATCAAGACCGGCTTCGACCCGATCACCGACGCCGAGCTCGCCAAGTTCTGGAAGAAGCCCGAGGCCATTACCGGCCGGCTGTTCCAGAACGCCTCGGCCCGCTTCGTGGCCGCCGTGGAGGGCAAGGAGCTGCGCTGGCAGGACGCGGACGCGGTGACCGAGGATTTGCCGTTCACCTCGCGCAAGGCCCACACCGACACCTCCACGTTCGAGGCCGTGCGAGCGTCCGATGACCACCCGATCACGGCGATCCTCGCCGCCATCCGCGCCGTGTGGCTGGCATCGGGGCCGCGCTTGAAGCCGACCAAGGCATTCTGATGAGCCCGTACAAGAGCGCCAAGCAGCGCAAGTACATGCACGCTCGCCACCCGAAGATCGCGAAGCGGTGGGATGCCGAGATCCGCAAGGGGCGCAAGAAGTGAGCCTCATGGACTCGATCCGCACCTGGTTCTCGATGACGTCGGGCTTCGATCCGCCAGTGCAGGCGCGCACGGTGCCGGACGCCTCGCTCGCCGGCTTCATTGCCCGTATCGAGGGCAGCCGGACGCAGGTCTGGCGCACCGCCTCGACCGCCGAGGCGCTGGGCGTGCCGGCCATCTTCTCCGCCGTGACGTTGATCTCGAACGCGATGGGCTCGATGTCGATGAAGGCGTTCCAGAAGGGCCGCGAGCTGGCCGATGATGAGCGGCCCCGGATCATCATCCGGCCCAACCCGTTCTCGATCCCGCGCGATTTCTTCCGCGACACCGCCTATTCGATGGCCGTCTACGGCGAGGCATGGTGGTGGGTGGCGGCGAGGGACTTCGACGACCTCCCCCTCTCGCTCATCCCGGTCAATCCGCGCGAGATCAAGGTAACCGAGGACCCGAAGGATCTCCGCTTCCCGATCATCGAGTGGCGTAACCGGAAGATGCCCAACCGGGATATGCGCCAGATCACCTACCTCCGCGATCCGGGTGCCTTGCGCGGGTTCGGGCCGCTCCAGAAGTGCGGCGCCGCGGTCTCGGTGGCGGTCGAGGCGCAGGAGTGGGCGGCGAACTACTACGCCGACGGCGGCATTCCCTCGATCGGCGTGAAGATGGCGATCCCGCTGTCGGGCGACAAGGACCTCAGCGACGAGGAGGCCGAGTCGGAGGCCGATCGACTCGCGGCGGCGTGGATGCGGAAGCCGCACAACACACCCCGCTTCTACGGTCCCGACGTGGACTCGATCCAGGAGTTCGGCGGCAATGCCGAGGGCAGCCAGATGCTCGGCGCACGGGCATACAACGACATCAACGCCGCGCAGCTGTTCAACATCCCGGCACCGATGATCGAGGCGGCCGTAGCCGGCCAGAACCTGACCTATCAGAACATCCCCGACCTGTACGACAGTTTCGCCCGACGATGTCTCGCCCCGAACTACGCCGAGCCGATCGAGCAGACGATGTCCGACCTCCTGACCCGTCAGATCGTCGCCCGCCATAACTTCGAGGCGCTGCTCCGGGTCGACCTGAAGACCCGCTGGGAGGTCTACGAGATCGCGTCGAAGGTGATCGGCGCGGAGGAAGCGGCGCAGATCGCCCGCCAGAAGGAAGGCATCGCGCCGGGTGATGTTGAGTTCGCGCCGGTCCCAGCGGCCGTGCCCCAGGCCATCCCTGCCGTCCTGCCGATCCAGACGAGAACGAACGGCGTCATGCGCTGCCCGAAGTGCCACAAGGCACGCTTCGTCGTGGAGTCGTCGGACCCCCTGCGGCTGCAATGCGTGAGCTGCAAGACGGTCACCGAGCAGCCGCCCGTTATCCAGGCGCGCGTGGAGGCTCCGCAGCCGTTGCAGATGCACCTGCACCTACCGGAGCGCATGGCGGTGGTCGAGAACCACCCGCCCGAGATCAGGGTCGAGTCGCCGTCGGTGAACATCACGCCGCCCGAGATCCGGGTCGAGGCTCCGGTGGTCACCTTCGCAGAAGGGGCGTTCCGCGGTGGCGATACACACATCGCCACGCCTGACGTGAGGGTCGAGGTCCACCCGCCCGAGATCACGATGCCCGAGGTGACCGTCCAGGCATCGGTCATCCCGGCACCCGAGGTCCACATCGAGCCGACCACGGTCAACGTCGAGCCGCCCTCGGTGACGGTCAACGTGCCGCCACGCGGCGCGGTCAAGCGAACGGCGACAGCCCATGACAAGGACGGCCGTGTCACTGAGGTCATGGAGGTTCCCGTCTGATGGCTGCCAACCCCAAGTATTCGGACACGATGGTCAACGCCGAGGCGAATGCGATCGGAGTTGCGCTTGATCTCGGCTACATTCGCATCTACGACGGTTCGCAGCCGGCGAACGCCGATACCGCAGTCGGCGCGCAGAATCTTCTCGCTGAGCTGCGCTTCGGGGCCGACGCCTTCCCGTCAGCGGTCGCGGGACTCCTGACGGCCAACGCCATCACGTCCGACGCCTCGGCAAATATGACCGGGACCGCCTCGTGGGCGCGCATCCTCGCGAGTGACGGGACCACCGTGTGGTTCGACGGCAACGTCGGGACATCGGCGGCGAACGTCATCCTAGCCACCACGAGCATCGTCGCCGCGACTGTTGTGTCGTGTTCATCTTTGACCCTCCAAGTGAGCAAGGGGTAAAGAAATGTCCCGCCAGAACTTCTCTGACCTGCTGGTCGACCCGTCGGGTACCGCGTTCGCCACCATCACGGCAACAAGCGAGACGGTGCTCGTGCCGACACTGTGGACGCCCATCCCGGCCATGGAACCGCGCGCAGGTAAGGTCTACCAGCTACGCGTCGGTGGGACATGCACGACGGGTACTGCCGGCACACTGATTATCACGCCGCGTTTCGGCACGGCCATCGGAGGCGTGGCCCTCGGGGCGTCGCCGACCCAGAACTATGTCCCATCGATCACGCTCGCCCCATTCGTGTTCGAGTACACCCTCGTCTTCCGCACGATCGGCCAGGCCGGTGTCAACTCGACGTGCGTCGGCTCGGGCAAGTGGGTATCTAACGGCGCGGTCGCCACGGCGGCGAGCTCGACGGTAGTGGTCTGCTCGTCGACCGCGTCGGTGTCGGTTGACACGTCGATCGCCAACGCGCTCTGGATCGGGGTGACGTTCTCGGTCGCCCCGTCCGTCATCCCGCTCTGGCACACCTGGCAAAGCCTGAACTAGAAGATGCCGTATCGCGGCGGGGTTCGTGGACCGCTCCGCCTGCCGGGTTTCTACGACCCAACCCAGCGTATCCAGGTCGCCATCTCGGGCTACACCCGTGACAGCGCGGGCGCGATCTTGCCGACGTGCGTGGTGCGCCTGTTTCGGACCCTCGATGACCTTGAGATCGACCAGACGACCTCGGATGGCGCGGGCTACTACGAGTTCCGCACGGCCATCCCGGTGGAAACGTACTACGTCGTCGCCTACAAGGCCGGCAGTCCTGACGTGGCCGGCACGACGGTGAACACGCTCATCGGGGCCTGACGTGCCCGACATCTTCCTGCGCTCGGGCGAGGCCAACCCGGCCGATGTCACGCTCACCGATCCGACCGTCCCCGTCGACGTCACATCCACGGCATCGTGGGACCAAGCCGCCGCGTCATGGGGCGCGATCGTCGCGGAGACGAACGTTGCCACCGCCTCATTCGCGCAGGCACCCGCCACTTGGGGGGCGACTGTGGCGGAGACCAACGTCGCCAGCGCGACGTGGAGTCAGGCGGCTCCGACATGGTCTGCCGTGGTGGCGGAGACCAACACCGCCAGCGCGTCATGGACTCAAGCCACCGCGACCTGGGCGGCGGCTGGAGCTGAGACATATGTCGCGACCGGAACGTGGACGCAGGACGTGTCGTGGACTGCGTCGGTCAGCGAGATCGTCACTGGCATCGCCACCTTCGATCAGGTAGCGGCAACGTGGGATGCCACAGCGGCAGAGACCGTTACGGGAACGGCCGAGTGGACGCAGGACGCTGCGATCTGGGACGCCGAGAGCGTTGACGCGGTCGCCGCGTTCGAACAAGGCCAGTCGTGGGACGCCACAGGGGCTCAGTCCCTCGCTGCCGACGGATCGTGGCTCCAGGCACCTGCGGATTGGGTCGCTACCGGCGCCGGCGTTGTCTCGTTCTCGGCCACCTTTGAACAGGCACCCGCCACATGGGCCGGGAGTGTCAGTACCGCCGCGCCCGCACAGTTGCCGCGTGGTCGGCTTGTCCGGCGGCTGGCTAAGACCCGCTTCCCGCGGATGCTCGATGCGACGTTCGAGCAGGCGCCCGCAACGTGGGCGGCGACGGTTCAGGTGACGGAGCACGCCGACGACCTTATGGACGACATGCTGTTCGCGGCATGAGACGCGACGTCATCCTCGTCCCGCGCCGTGTCGACAACGGCTACCGCGACGTCGTGTGGGCCTGGTGCAAGGCGCGCTGGGAACGCGACCAGCCGCACATGCCGATCTTCGAGGGCCACCATGACACGGGCCTGTTCAACCGCTCGGCCGCGGTG